CATAAAAGGGAATATTGTGACCATTAAATGAGTATTGGTCGAGTTTAATTCTTTGAGATACTTCCCCTATAGTATATCTTAACACTTCACTTACTTAATGACTTAGAGGTCATCCAATATGAAAGACGCAAAAATAGAAGCAATCATCGAAGAGATTACAGGAAAGGTAATAGAGAATCTCAAGAACCTACCAGAAGATGCTAAATGGTCAAAACCTTGGAGTAATAACGGTCAGGCTTTTGGTGCTCATCATAACCCTATCACTGGTACTATATATTCAGGCTTTAATTGGTTCATTACCAATATGTCAGGCTATGAATGTAACCAATGGGTAACGTTTAACCAGTTAGTAACCAAGTTCGGTAAAGACGCGGCCTGTAAATATGTAAAGGGTAACAAGACAACCGGAATCATCCATTTTAAAATGCTTAAAGATTCACGCGATGAGACAGGCAAAACCCTTTACCCTAAACTTAGCCAATACCGTGTATTCAATGTCGAGCAGTTAAACGACTTTGACGCCTCAGTTTTTGGCCCTAAATCATCCGTTACCGATGCTCCAATTATACCAGAAAATGGCGTAAATTGCATGGCTAAACAGCTAGGAGTAAACCTAAAGTATCAGGGAAATCGCGCTTGCTTTATTCCCTCCAAAGATCAAATCCATATGCCGACGGTAGAATCGTTTGTTGATGGCGGGACAGGACGCGATCATCACGATTCAACTTTACTGCATGAGATAACACACTGGACGGGCCACAAATCGCGCCTTAATCGCAACCTTAAAAATGGTTTTGGTTCAAAAGATTACGCATTTGAGGAGCTTGTTGCGGAGCTTGGTTCAGCTATGGCCGGTGCCGTTATGGGTCTACCATATGAGGGACTACAGCACGCTGAATACATCCAGAATTGGATCGAGGTTCTTGAGTCTAACAAAACTGCATTGTATGACGCCAGCAAGCTAGCAAATAAGGCGGTCCGATACATGATTGACAATAGCAAGGAAGCCAGCGACAAAGTAGCGGCCTAAGTTTTCATCTTGGAGCTTACCCCATCCGTGGGGTAGGTTCTGAGATGCAAATTCGCATCATAACTAGAGGATATTATTATGAGCAAGATAAAAGAAGACGTTTTAAAGTTGCGGGCGGAAGCTAGGGCCGCAAGATACCTAGCATTAAAGCAATATCAATTAGACCAGCGCAAACACCAAAAAATGGATAATGTAACTATGTTTGTTTTAGGAATTGCCGTTGCTGTAGTTGTGGCAATCGGAACACAACTTTATATTTTGGGGGCGCTGTAATGGATAACATTTTGACACAACCTCAACGCCTATTAGAATACCTGCAAAAAGGCCACACAATTAACCGTTTAAGAAGTTTTAAAGAGTTAGGCATATTTGAGCTATCAGCTAGGATTTGCGACCTTGAGAAAGACGGCCATGAGTTTGAAAAGCGCAGGGTTAAATCTAGCAATCAATGGGGTAAATATTCATACGTACAATACAAACTAAAAGGAAACCCCGAACCTATTAAATTATCAGGGTTTAAAGGTTCAGCACTGGAAGCAAAAAAGTATCTCAGTCAGTATTGTTAATTATCCTGCCAAGCCCTCAGAAATGGGGGCTTTATTATCCTGCCATTTCCGCTTTAAACGTTTGTCTTTCTAACTCTCCAAAATGTTTGTGATGAGTTACGCAAGTCATTGTCCTTCCTGCTCCGTAGCCTTTCCCAGCATGGTAAGCATCAACAGCGCACAAGACTCCCATTTGCTCTATTATCATACCACCTCGCTCCTCCACTGTCTTATGATGTAAGTGTGCAGTATATCCATATACAAAATTGCATTGTCCCCACTCTTCACGGTAATCTCTGGTAGCAACCTCATACATTTTTTGAGCGTTTATTCCATCGCCATGATGAGTTAATATAAAAGTCTTTCCCCACACAAAAGGGATAAACTTTTTTTGATTACATAAGACAGTAATTCTTGGTTCATTGTGAAAGTAAGCCATCATTATTTGATTCATAAATAAAGATGCATTTTTATCATGGTTGCCCTGTACGTTAATAACATAAACGTGGTTATGTTTTTGCAGTAATCGAGTTATCATTCGGTGCATTAATCTTGCCGCATGGTCAATAGTCCTGCCATACCTGCCATCTGTATCTTGCGGAGTCCCTGCGGTAGTAAGCCCAGAAACTGAATCAGTGTGCAGAAAATCACCCATATTTAAAAACAATCCAGAATCAGAATTAGGTGATCTAGCAATCAAAGAATCAAAACTTTGTTCTAGTAAATTTTCAGCTATGCTAACGTCATAGTTTTGTCCTGTCTCAGCTTTAAAACTGTACATCCCCAAGTGGTGGTCGCCTATGGCGTAAACATTGAGCCGATCTTCTACGGTTGCTCTTGGAGGAGTAACAGGTTTGTATTTGTTTTTTGCACTGTCAATAAGTCCGTTTGTGAAATCTTGCAACCTATCTTTTAAAAGACTTTCTTTGTCGCGTTCTTGCCTAACATATTGCCCAGCTAAGTTTCCATCTTTGTCGTATCTACTGGTAACAAATTTTGCGCTAAAACCTTCCATAGTTGGATGGTTAACGTCCCTATCTGATACAGCTCTGTTAGCCGCGTTACGCCTTACCCTGCTTAACACTTCTTCAACACTTTTTAGATTTCTGCCTAACTTTTTTGCCGCTTCAGCTTGGGTAGGGCAATCAATTAATGCTCTAATTGTATTCTCTTGAATTTCTGTATCTAAAAAACGTTTATTTAGTAGATGTGAATAATCCATTTTGTGTTCCTTTTTGGCTTGCAAACAAACGTCCAGAAGAATGATCGTATTTTGTTTCAATTACCGCATTCAAAAAGTTAATAACTGCATGAACATCATTTATGCAAAAGTCAGGAGACAAACTTACTTTGGTTGTTCGGGTAGCAATACCCAGCTTATCATTAGATTTCACTGAAGGGGGCGCGTTGGGGACGGTGCGCCAAGCCGTACTTAGAGGTTCTTTTAAAACGGGATGTCTTCTTCACCGATATGAGGCGTTGCGGCCTCTGGATCGTAATTAGCTTGAATGTTTGTAACATTAGATGGTTTTGACTCCGGCTCACTGTTATATATAAGTCTAACATTACCAAGGATCGGAAGTCTAACCTTCTCTTCCCGCTCTTCTTTTGTCATGGATTGAGTGATAAACCCATGATTTCCATACTGATCTTCCTCTTCTACGTCGATAAAAGTAGTTAGGTCAAGGTAAGTCCCCTTGTTACCAGCGTACAGTCGCGTCTTGTCAATCTTTGTTACGTCAATGCTTAAAGTGATACCTATCTTTTTCATTTTTTACTTTCCTTATAATTAACAACTTCGTTATGAGCTTTTATAATTTCTGTTTCCAATAAGCCCGCGTATTCTTCATCAAGATTTATCTTGATACAAACAGGCGCAATCAATTCTGAGTAAGCAAACAGATACCATGACTTTCTGTTTGTCACCATCATGCACCCTGTTACTTGCTGAATGTATTTAGACACTAGCGTTTTTGGGTTTCTCTCATAACCTAACATGACGCTATCAGTTGGGCACTTTATTTCTAACCCAGAGTCATCGCCAATTAATCCGTCAGGTGAACATCCATACTTACCACTATCGTGCAAAATAAATCCAGTTTCTTTTACTTCTGCATCATGCATAAATTCAAAGCAATTTCTAGCTTCAGGCTCCAAGTCAATACCATGTTGCATTGCAGGTGTTGTTACAATATCGGGGTATTTATCATAATATTTACCTAAAATAACCTCTGAAATAAGCCCCTGCGCTTGTGAACTTGGTTTTCCGGCACTGGTTATCAGCTTATGAAAGGAGGACGCAGACAACACGCCTCTTCTAGCTTCTCTCCACTCTGGAGTACCTTGTTCTTGATTTAAGATTATCATTTAGGCAAGTTAGCTTTGTAATTAAGCATTCCCATTGCTTTGCCAAAATCAGTAGCTTTCATTTCATTTACCGATGTGACTTTGAATGTTGCTAAAAACTTAGGAAGACTAGAGTTTGTTGACTTTAACATACTCTCAATGTTTTCAACTTGACTCTCAGTAAGAACTGCATTTGCTATTGCAGGATTTATATCTTCACCCATGTACAAATGATACCCTAACCCATGCATTGCTATTGCTTTAACTAAGCACCGCATTCTAGCATCTGATATATCTCTGGAAGTTGGCTTTTTAATAGAGTTATTACGGTTATCCATTACTGGTAAAATCATAGTATGAGTGTTGTCTTTCACCTTGACTGATACTGTAACTTCCGCAGTCTCATTGTAATGAGTAACAGAACCATACCAGTAAGTCGAATCAGGAAACTTTTCCATAAGTCTTGACCAAGCATAAGCCCATGATATATAGGATAAATTTCCTTTTTTTTCAATGTGATCTGAAACATCAATTTCAGATAAAATTTGCCATGTGCTACTCATATAAC